CTGGACGAGATTGGTCGCATCCTGTCGAGCTACAAGGGTACCGTGGGCATCAAGAAACGCTACCCCGGTGCCACGGTCGAGCGGGTCGATAAAACCATCGGCGATCCGCTCGGCACCATCCGCAAGGCGACCGGGTTCGACGACCCGATTGACGACCTGTTCCAGCCGCAAAGCCTGAAATAATCATCACAACGGAGAACGAGCATGAACGACACCAACGGAATGCAGTCACAGCAGCACCCCGACATGACGCAGTTGCCGCCGGCACGGGAGGCGGTGATCGATCAGGCGCATCGCATGCACCAGGAGGTTTCACATGAAAGGGATCTGCTGCGCCGCGAGGTGGCGGATCTGCGGACCGACATCGCGGCGCTGAAGAAGCGCGAGGAGATCCTCGACGAGCTGTTCAACACCATGGAAAGCAAGCTCGAAACCATGCAGCTGGCGCGCGATCAGGCGATCTCCGACCGCGCGGTCTACGAGACGCTGTTCGTGGCGGCGAACGCGCTGTTCCGCGCGTTCCAGATCCCCAGCGCCCCGCTGGTGCGGGACCGTGAGCAGGCTTCGGAGGCGCATCTGCGCGAGCAGGAGGCGACCATCAACGAGCAGATCCGACAGGCCCAGGAGAGCGATTATGATCAGGCTCGCAGGTATGACGCGGCGCAGTATGAGGGTCGTCGTTCTGGTGGCGTTGACGACATGGCTGGTTCTCCTCACCGCTACAACCGTGGTCCCGGCGGCTGACAGCCTACCCAGCGCCGCCCGCTGCATGGGCTACGGTGAGGCGAAAGCGTTTCACCGCGGAGCGTACCTGTACTGGCACCGGGGAACGCATGGGCGGCGCTGCTGGGGCGTTTTGGGACGGAACGGGAACAGGGTAGCGGGACAAAAACCGATCCGGTTTGTCCCGCTGGCAACGGAACCAGAACCGTCACCATTGTCGCCAGCAGAACCGTGGAATTTGCTCGACCACCCCAGCTGGGCATGGATCCGGTTGGCGCGACTGACCGAGATCGAGCCGCTTGGCGAGCTTCACCCTGTGGGTGAAGGGGTGATCTTCAGCACGTTCGAGGGCGAGCCGCCCGACATCTGGCCCATCATGGAAGCAGCCGCCCCCAGGTCATCGGGGGCGGCTGCGGTCGCTGTGGGGCTGCTGGCCGCCAGTGCGGTGGCGTTCGGGCTAGGCCAGTTCCTTTTGCGGCGAGGCGTTTAGCGCGCCCGCCGCGTAGGCGGTGACGCCGGCTTGGTTGCTGGTCATCATCTCGTCGAACAGCTGGGCGCGGGCCGGGTGGACCGGGTCGATGCCGTGGGCGCGCAGGATCTCGTTGGCGCGCTTCATGCCGAGGATGAAGCCGTGGGCGCGGCCCAGGGCGATCATGTCGTTGGCGAAGCTGTGCAGTTCCTTCTGGTCCATGGACCTAGTCCTCCTCGGTGATGGTGATGGTGTCGCCGGCCAGCAGGGTGCAGCGGGTGGCGAGGGTGATGACGGCCTGTTGGATGGCTTCGACGGTCGCGTCATGGTCGGCCAGCACGATTTCGTCGAGCTTGCCGCCTGCGCCGTTGAGCCGGATCACGGTCTTGTTCATGGGGTGGATCTCCTGTGGAAAAGGTGGGGGCATTCGCGCCCCCGTTGATGGTCAGCCAGTGACCTTGACGCCGGTCCGGGCGCGGGCGGTGTAGGTCGGCACCCGCACCATCTTGATGTGCGCGGTGCGGTACTGGCAGGACAGGCCGTCGCGGTACTGCTCGACCACCTCCTTGATGGCTTCCTTCAGCTCGTCCGAGAGCTTCTCGCGCTCCGGGGCGGTGATCGAGAGGCGAAACAGGTCGCCCTCGTAGTTGCCGGGATCGAGGTCGGCGAACGAGGCCTTCAGCGCCTCTTCCTGCTGCTTCAGCTCGGCCATCTGGGCCTTGAGCTGGCCGAAGGCGTCGATGGCGGCGATCAGGTTGGACTTGGTCATGTCAGTCTCCGTTGGTGTGATGAACAATACGACCCTTATAGGCCAGTCTGTCAGGGCTGTCAAGCGGGCCTGGGGCCGTATTGACAGGGGCGTCAAAATGGCCTAAAAACAGCCATCGCAACGGAGGATCCCATGAACACCAAGTACGTCATCGTCGAGCAGCAGATGATGAGCAGGCGCTACGTCGCGCTGCGCGGCGTCTCGTTCGACACCAAGCAGGAGGCCGAGGCCTTCCGCGCCAAGCGGCACGATCACTATCGACTGTTCGTCGAGGAGCGCACGGTCAAGGACATCGACAAGTCCCAGGAGATGCACTGCCAGTGCTGCAACCGTCCCATCCATGCAGCGCGGGGCACCATCGCGCATCACGGCTACACGCGGCCGGGCGACGGATGGCAGACGCCATCGTGCTTCGGTGCCAAGCATCTGCCGTGGGAGGTCAGCCGCGATCAGGTCCTGGTGTTGATCGATCACCTCAAGGGGATCCTGGCGCGCTCGACCGCGGCGTGTGCGGAGGTGGCCGCCGAGATCCTCCCGGTCACGCATCACTACCAAGTCTACGACCGCACGGTGCGCGGCGGTTATGTCAGCAAGACGTTGAGCCTGACGCGCGACAATTTTGCAGCGACGCTGCAGTCCAACCCAGACAATGTGTTCAAGCACAGCCGCACCACGTTCGATGAGTTCAAGGCGCGCGATCTCGACAATCGCGAGCGCAAGATCGCGCAGCTCAAGCGCGACATCCGCGAGTTCACCCTCCGCTACGAGGGATGGAAGCAGACCCACAAGCGCGAGGGCGACAAGTGGGTCGCCCTCTAACACAATGGAGAACCACGACCATGAATTGGCAGACCGACCGCGCGATGACGCCGCGGCAATTCAAGCTGACCATCGCCCGCCTGCGGATGACGCAGGCGGCAGCGGCGCGCTACCTGGGCGTCAGCGAGCGCACCGCACACCGCTACGCCAATGGTGAAACCAAGATCCAGGCCGCGGAGGCGCTGCTGCTGCGCGCCCTGATCCACCACCATGAGGAGCCGCACATCCCCAAGTGGACCGGTTAAAGCCTCCCGTCTTGCCGGTCTGCGAGAGGGCGCGTATCCTGACGGGTGCGCGCCCTCTTTGCGTCTGGATGGAGTACCCCAGCTAAGTGGCTAAAACCAAACGAGTTCCAGATCTCAGATCCCTGGCCCGCGGCTACACTGACGTGTGCATCAAAACCTTGGGCGGCATCGCCAAGGAAGGCACGTCAGAGCAGGCCCGCATTAGCGCCAGCGCGCTGCTGCTTGAGCGCGGCTACGGCAAGCCGGCGCAGCCGGTGACCGGCGAGGACGGTGAGGGCAGCATCGAGATCGTCATCCGGCATATTCTTGAAGGCAAGAAATGACGCGCACGGTTGTCACGCTGCCGCATGGCGGCTGGACGCCGCGGCCTCACCAGATCGAGTTGTGGAAGTATCTGCGCGAGCATGGCGGTAAGCGCGCGATGGCGGTGTGGCATCGCCGTGCCGGCAAGGATGACGTGTGCCTGCATCACACCGCGGTCGCTGCATGGGATCGCATCGGGAATTACTGGCACTGCCTGCCGGAGTATCAACAGAGCCGCAAGGCGATCTGGACCGCGATCAATCCGCACACCGGCAAGCGGCGCATCGATGAGGCGTTCCCGGCAGCGATGCGCGCGAACACCAACGACACCGAGATGTTCATCAGGTTCAAAAACGGATCGACATGGCAATGCATTGGCTCGGACAGATACGACGCGACGGTCGGCAGTGGCGCGGCTGGCATCGTCTATTCCGAATGGGCGCTCGCGAACCCAAGCGCGTGGGCGTATCAGCGCCCGATGTTGGAAGAGAACCAGGGCTGGGCGGTTTTTATTACGACACCGCGCGGGCGCAACCACGCCCACACGATGTTCAATCACGCGAAGCAATCGCCCGATTGGTTTGCTGAGCTGCTCACCGCGACCGACACGGGCGAGCTGAGCGAGAGCGCACTGGCCGAGGCGCTGAAGGAATACACCGCGCTGTACGGTGCCGATGTCGGGCGAGCGCAATATCGTCAGGAATATTTCTGCGACTTCCAGGCCGCCATCCTCGGCGCGTTCTACTCGCTGGAGATGGCGCAGCTGCGCGCCGAGGAGCGCATCATGGAGTGCGAGGCGCTGCCGGATCAGTTCGTGCACCGCGCCTGGGATCTCGGTGTCGGTGACGACACCTCGATCTGGTGGTTCCAGCTGCAGGGGCCGCAGATCGTCATCCTCGATCATCTGGCCGCGAGCGGTGTCGGCGTCGAGTGGTACGAAGAGGAGATCAGGAAACGTGAGCATCAGCATGGCTGGAAGCGCGGTACGGATTTCGTTCCACACGACGCCAAAATTAAAGAATGGGGTTCTGGTCGTACACGGGTTGAAACGATGCAGGCTCTCCAGCTCAAGCCGTTTCTGGTGCCCATGGCGTCCGTCGCTGATGGTGTCAACGCGGTGCGGCGCACGCTGCCGCTGTGCGTGTTTCACCCGCGTACCGAAGAAACCGGGATCGCCGCGCTGGAGCAGTACCGTCGCGAGTGGGATGATGAGAAAAAGGCGTTCCGCGCTTCACACGTCCATGATTGGACTTCTCACCCGGCGGATGCGTTCCGGTACTTATCGCTAGCGTGGCGGCACATCGCGCGCGAGCCGGTCGAGCGCAAACAGGAGCCGGGCAGCTGGGTTCTGCCGCCGCCGGATGATATGGTCGATCAGCGGGGGATCCGAATATGAGCGAGTTCCAGCAGTACCAGCGCAAACAGGTCGCGGAGCTGCGCCCTTACGTCAAAGGCGAGGACACCAGCAACGTCAGCATCAGCGATGAGGATATTGCCGCGGGTTCACCCAAGACCGGCGACATGATCGCGCGCAACCCGAAGAACCATAAGGACCAGTGGCTGGTCGCGGCGCAGTATTTCGCCGACAATTTCGAGGAGGTCACATGACCCCAGCGCAGCGGCAGTACGACAAGGACTTGGCGATCTCGCTCGCCAACATCGCGCAGCAGATCGAGCGCCGCTCCGGCAAGCTCGCCAGCATGCTCAAGATCGCAGCCCGGCGCATCGATGCGCTCAGCTCGGAGAGCGCCGAGCGCATGGTGGCGGTCCCGGTTGAACAGCCGATGCAAATGGCCCAAGCTCAAGCAACCAACCAGCCCGCGTCACAAGCCGGATCAAGCGGCCACGCTTGAACCGGTGAGGGGTTATGGCAGAGATCGCAGAAGAGCTGGCTCCCACCAGTGAGGACGAGCGTGCCGGCGACACCGAATACAATCCGGCGATGGAGCCGGAGAAGGCGCTCGCTTGGCTCAACATGCTCAAGGAGAGCGAGAAGGCGTTCGAGGAGTGGAACGAGTGCTGCGACAATCTCGAAAAGCTGTACGCCAACCTCGCCAGCCTGCGCTCGCTGACGCGCGACAAGCAATTCAATTTGTTCTGGGCTAACTTAGAGATCCTCAAGCCCAGCATTTACGCCAAGGCTCCGGTGCCGGTGGTGGTGCCGAAGTTCAAGGACCGCCGGCCGCTGTATCAGGTCACCAGCGAGCTGCTGGAGCGCTGCTCCATCGTGGCGTTCGACCTCACCCGCATCGACGATCTGCTCAAGCTGGTGCGCGACGATCTCGCCACCACCGGCCGCGGCGTGCCGTGGTGCCGCTATGAGCCAGCCGATGAGGAGCGCCGCAAGCCGGAGTATGTCTGCGTCGATCACAAGGGCCGCCGCGATTTTCTGCATTCGCTGTCACGCAATTGGCGCGAGGTGACCTGGGTCGCCGCGGCGTCGTACATGACGCGACCGCAGGCGGCGGCGCGGTTCAAGATGTACTCCAAGGACGAGTACCAGAAGGCCGACTACAAGGTCGACAAGGAGCAGAAGGAGATTGGCGGCGGCGACAATCGCGAGCGCGCCAAGTTCTGGGAGATCTGGCACAAGACCATGAACACGGTGGTGTGGGTCGCCGAGGGCTGCGAGTTCGTGCTCGACGTCGCCGAGCCGCGCGAGCTGGCCGATCTCAACAACTTCTTCCCGTGTCCGCAGCCGGCCTACAGCGCGGTGCAGCCAGGGTCGCTGATCCCGGTGCCGGACGTGCTGCAGTACAAGGACCAGCTCGACGAGGTGAACACGCTGACCGCGCGCTTGCATGCGCTGGCGCAGTACCTGGAGGTGAAGGGCTTCTATCCGGCCGGCAGCGCCGAGATCTCCGACGCGGTGCAGGCGGCGATCCGCATGAAATCGCCGGGCCGCGTGCTGGTGCCGATCAGCAACTGGGCGGCGTTCGGTGGGTCGAAAGAAGTTATAATTTGGATGCCCATCGACATGATCGCCAACACGATCACCTCAGTGATCGCGGTGCGCAAGCAGATCATCGAGGACATCTACCAGATCATGGGACTGTCCGACATTATGCGCGGCGCGACGGATCCCGGCGAGACGCTCGGCGCGCAGCAGCTCAAGTCGCAGTACGGTAGCGTCCGTATCCGCGACAAGCAGGGCGAGATGGTGCGGGTGGCGCGCGACGTCGAGGAGATCAGCGCCGAGATCATGTGCAGCGAGTTCGCGTTCGACACGCTGATGCAGATGGCGCAGATGGAGATCCCGACCGACCAGGAGCAGCAGCAGAAGATGTTCGCGCTGGCGCAGCAGCTGCAGCAGATCCAGCAGCAGGCCATGCAGCAGATGCAACAGGCGCAAGCGGCTCCCGGTGCGCAGCAGCTGGCGACGCAGCAGAACCCGGAGGGCCTCAAGCAGCTCGAACAGCAGTACATGAAGCTGAAGGGCAACATCGAGGACGAGCGCAACAAGCCGACCCAGGAGCAGATCGAGCAGTTCATCCGCGACTACCGCACCACCGCGTTCGTGCTCGACATCGAGACGGACAGCACGATCCAGGCCGACGAGAACGCCGAGAAGCAGCGCCGCGGCGAGTTCATGGGCATGATGGCGTCGCTGCTGCCGCAGCTCGGCGCGCTGATCGCGGCGGAGCCGGGCGCAGCCGAGTTCTGCGGCGAGCTGTTGAAGTTCTCGGTCGCGCCGTTCCGCGTGGGTCGTTCGCTCGACGGCTCCATCGACAATCTGGTCGAGCAGGTCGAGATGTCGGCGGCCGACCGCAAGGGCAAGGGCGATCCCAAGCTGGAGGCCGAGAAGCAGAAGCAGGAAGGCCAGGGCATGATCGAGATCAAGAAGCTGGAGGCGCAGAAGGCCGAGGCGGACGGCAAAGCGCAGCTTGAGATGGTCAAGATGCAGAACGAGGCCAAGCGCGAGAGCGAGAAGATGGCCGGCGAGTTCCGGCTCGCGATGTTCGAGGCCGAGAGCAAGCGCCGGCTGGAGGAGGCCAAGATCCAGCAGCTCCAGGTCAAGGGCCAGCACGAGGCGCAACAGCACGAGATGAAGCTGGTCGAGGGCGCGCAGAAGCAGCAGCTCAACACGCAGGCCGCGCAGCAGAAGCAGCAGGACGCGCAGAACCGGCAGGCCGACATGGGCGCGCGGCGTCAGCTCAATGAGCGCAACCAGCTGTTCAAGGAGAAGCAGGCGATGATGAAACCCTACCCGACCACGAGCGCGCGATGACGGCGACAGCAAAAACGGACTGGGCAACGACCCGGCGCTTCAAGGACGTGTTCGAGGAGGACATGCGGCGCAGCATCTACGAGTTCCTGCTGCTGCCGGGCTGGGAGACGGGATGGAAATCAAACAGCAAGCGCGACGCCTACTCGTTCTTGCACAAGCATTTTGCGGGCTGGCGCAGGAAGGGCGACAAGGGCGCAGTGGAGGTCTACGACTGTGAGAAGGAGCTGGAGATCGCTGCGCCCGTTCCATACGCCGCGTGGCTCAACATCAAGGAGCGGCTGTTTCCCGGCCACAAGCTGGTGCGTTGCTACGCCAATGGAATGGCTTATGGCATGGACGGCACTGTGCATTCGGACGCCCATCATCCTGGCAACTACACGGCCGTGTACTATCCGCATGAGCGGTGGTCGCCGAACTGGGGCGGCGAGACGATCTTCTACACCAAGGAGGAAGATCGCGTTATCGACTGCAATTTTCCTCGACCAAACAGCATGGTGGTATTTGACGGGCGGATGCCGCATCGAGCGAACGGCGTGTCGCGGTCTTATACCGGCGTTCGCATCACACTGATGTTCAAGACGGAGAAGCCCGATGGGGATCTATGACGATCCGCGAGCCGGCGTCGCCAACTCGCTGATGCAGCAGCAGCAGCGCGCGCGGCCGTTCGATCCCGGCCAGCTAAGCAACACCAACAGCCTGTTCGGCGGCGGTGCGCCGCCGCCGGGCGGCTTCGGCATGGCGTCAGCGCCGCCACCGGCTGCTCCGACGACGCCGATGGGTGCGCCGCCCGGTGGCGGGTTGGGGATGGCCGGCGGAGGCATCGTGCCGCAGCAGCCGCAGCAAAATATGTTTGGCTACGGTCCGATAGACGACAGTGGAATGTGGAAATCAGCTGGTCTGGCGTCGCCAACATCCGACCCTGGACCGAGGTTTGGTCAGCTCGACGCCGGCACCGGCTCCGGTGCACTGCCGCCGGGGCAGCTGCCGCAGATGCGGGCGCGTCCGACCACGCCATACGGCCAGCCACCGGCCTGGGGCGGCTTTGGTTCGTTCGGGTGATGCATGAAGGACGCCCACCGCAGCTTCCTGATCGAGCTGGACGCCAACAAGACCGCGCACAGCGGGCGCACGCTGTTCGAGCATCTCAAGGGCGTCCACGATCTGCTGCGCGACTGGGGCAACACCGACGATGTCTGCGCCGCCGGCTTGTTCCACAGCATCTACGGCACCAAGACGTTCAAGCACCAGTCGCTGTCGGATCGCACCAAGCTGGCCGCGATGATTGGCGATCAGGCCGAGTTCCTGGTGCACTGCTTCTCGACCCGCGACCGGCCGTTCTTCAAGAGCATCGATGACCCGGTGATCCGCCGGCAGCTGATGGAGATCGAGGCCGCCAACTTGCTGGAGCAGGGCGGCAACGAGCGAACGCTGCGCCGGCTCGCCGACATGAAGCTCACTGCCGGCGCGAAGGCGGCGCTCAACAGCGGAGTGGTGTGATGCCGACCCGCGACGAGATCATCGAGGCGATGCTGGCGCAGCAGGGCCAGCTGGAGCGCAACCCGGCGGAGCCGCCGGAGGCCTGGAACCGGGGCGTCCGCAATGTGGTGAGCGGCCTCGCCGAGATCCCGCGCAAGGCCGTGCAGCAGGCGCAGAACTACACCGAGACGGGCGAGTACAATCCGGCACCGATCATGGACGCTGCGGGGCTGGTGGCGGGTGGCGGCATTCCGTTCGCGCGCGCGGGTGCGCTCGGCATGGCCGGCGGGCGGATCAAGCAGCCGGAGACGGTGGCTGGCTTCGCGCCGGGCGCGCTGGCGGACGTCGCGCAGTACGCCAACCCGCGGCTGAAGGCGAAGGCCGAGGCGCTGCACGGCAAGTACCCGCAGTACGCCGAGCAGTACCCCGGCATCGGGCCGCCGGAGCTGATGTCGAAGCTGCCGGATCCGAAGAAACCCGGCGCGTTCCTCGACAAGCCCGACAAGGCGGTGCCGTACCGGAGCATGGAAGAGGCGCTGGCGAAGGACGCCGAGCCTGGGTTCTTCCTGGAGAAGAAGCTGACACCGGAGGCCGCGCAATTCCAGAAGGACCGCAACACGATCCAGCAGGACATCGATCTGCACGGCTACGAACCGTACTTCAACCCGAAGAAGCGCTTCGACGTCAACCCGAAGCACTACGGACCGTTCGACGACACCGGCATCGCGGCCGCGCCCAAGACCGCCAAGACCGACGCCGAGTGGGCGGCCAAGTACGGCTCGCCGGAGGCCCGCGCGCGTCTGCAGAAGGGCTTCAAGGAAGGCCAGACCGTGCCGGACAGCGCCGACTGGTATTTCATGGGCCAGCTGGAGAAAGAGTACGTCAAGGAGCTGGGCGCGAAGGAAGGCCGTGCGGCTTTCAAGCGCGAGTTCGGCGATATGATGTCGGCGACGACCGGCGGTGCCAGCCCCTACAACAATTTCATGATGTCGCAGTACGCCAACGTGATGGCAAAGCGCGGCGAGCGGATGCCGGAGCGCAGCTACGAGCTGCCGTTCCCGATTGGCGGACGCTACGCCGCCGGCAACATCGCGCAGGCGCAGAAGTTCATCGACGAGGGACAGGTCGGCTTCAGCGCCACGCAGAACCCGAAGCGCTACGACTTCTCGTCCGCGTTCATGGGCAACAAGAACGCCGCGGTGACCGACGAGCAGATGATGAATGCCATCCAACCGGGTGTGAACATCCCTCAGTGGTACGGCCCGGCGACGCGCACCATCCGCGAGGAGGCCGCCAAGGCCGGCGTCGATCCGCGCGGCTTCCAGGATGTCGGCTGGGCTGGACTGAAGAAGGGCAAGGTCGAGGCCAAGGGCCAGACCTTCGAATACGAAGGCCCGATGATCAATCACATCAACCGCTCGATTGAGACGACGCACCGTCTCACCGGCATGCCGCGCGAGGAGATCGTGCGCCGCGGCCTGATCCGCAAAGAGATCCCGATGTACACCCGCGGTGGATTGCCGGTGAGCGGCTTGGCCGAGCAGGATCAATATGGCCGATGAGCGCGACCAAATCGCCGAGGCGATGCTGGCTGCGCAGCTGGAGCGTAATCCTGCGGAGCCGCCGCAGGCGTGGACCCAGGGCGTCAAGAACGTCATGGGCGGCATCATGGAGATGCCGAAGCGCGCGTTCGGCGCGGCGCAGCAGTACACCGACACCGGGCAATACAATCCAGCGCCGATCATGGAGGCTGCCACCACGGCGATGACCGGCGGCATGCCGATGGCAGCCAAGGGTGCCGCCGGGATCTTCGGCGGTCGGCTGTCGATGACCGCCAACCACCCGCAGCTGATGCGCGCCGAGGACATGGCGCTCGACAAGCAAGCGCCGCAGCGGATCTGGAACGAGACGGGATGGGTGCAGCGCCCCGACCGGCAGTGGCGCTACGAGATCCCCGACGAGAACGCGGTGCTGGACCAGCTGCGGGCGAACTATTTGCCGAGCGACAAGCGGCTGCCGATGGGCAACATCTTCCACCACCGCGGCGCGTACGAGGCCTACCCGGAGATGAAGGATCTGCAGTTCGGCCACAGCTCACAGCTGCCGCAGGGCACCATGGGCTACTTCATGCCGGGCGGCGAGAAGCCGGACATCCTGCGGCGCGCGGCTGGATTACCACCGCGGCACAGCGACCCCGAGCTGGTCATCAGCGCCGGCCTGACGCCGAAGGACAAGCGCGAGACGATCCTGCACGAGATGCAGCACGTCATTCAGGGCAAGGAAGGCTTCGCGCTGGGCGGCGCGCCGCCGAGCAAGATCAAGCTCGGCACGCCGGAGTTCGAGGTGTTCAAGGAGCTGAAGCGCACGTTCGATCCGAACAAGCTGGAGAAGATGTCGCAGCGCGAGTTCTCGGATCTGTTCGGCGCTGGTCAAGAGATGGTGACCAAGGAAGTGCGCGACCGCTTCACCGACGCGATGCGCAGCGGAGCCGGCCGCGACAAGGCGGCGGAGACGTTCGCCAAGCGCGAGGCCTACAACCGGCTGCTCGGCGAGAGCGAGGCGCGCCTCACGCAGAAGCGCAGCATGATGTCGCCGGAAGAGCTGGCGAAAACATTCCCAACGCTCGACGTGCCCGAGAAGAAGATGATCATCAGGATGCGATAGTGTACAACCCGTCAGCAACCAGGAGGACGAGATGGTGAAACGACCGCGGAGCAGGGACGATGACGATGACGATGTGCTGGAGCGCGAAGAGGCCGAGCAGCAGGAGCGGGCCAAGTTCAAGGAAGGCGTCGAGACGGAAGGCGTCGAGCCGCTCGCCGTCAGTGACGTCGCGCCGGGCTTCACACCAGGGCCGATCCCCGGCGCAGCCTCGGCGGCTACCATCAAGACCGACACGCCAACCTACGGCACCGAGACGCCGCCCCGGCAGACGCCGCCGACCAGCATCGAGAACTTCATGAAGCATTCGCCGCCGAGCTTCCACGACAGCAACGGCGCGAAGATCACCAGCTTGGCTCCGACCCTGGCGAGCATATCGCCAGCCACCGCGGTGGCGGTGACGGGCGCGGATCTCACCGTGACCGGCACCGGCACCAATTTCGACCGCGCGACGTTCCTCACGGCCGGCGGAGCCATTCTGACGAACACGCAGTTCGTCAGCGCGACATCGATCAGTGCGGTGATCCGGCCGGCGCTCAACGTCCCCGGCATCGTCAAGGTGACGGCGAAGAACCCGGCCGGCGAGAGCGTGCAGCGAGACTTCACGTTTACTTGAGGAGGCTAACGTGGCGTTACCCGTCAACACGGTTGCGGCTGGCGGTATCCCGGTGGTGGACGTCTCGCTGATCCCGGCGCTCACCAAGATGGGTCTGCCAGTCAGCGAGGCGCTGCCCGGCAAGGGCACCGCCGTCACCAAGGTCACCACGCTTGGCGTGGCGGTGGTGTTCGTGGTGCCGCCGCCGTGAAGCTGGTCGAGGTCGAGCCGGGGCGTTGGCGGTTCGTCAGGCCGACGACGCCGCCGGCTCGCAGCGCACTGCCGCGGCCGTACGTCATCAGCGACACCATGGAGCCGACCGAACAGGTTGACGGCCGGTTCTACACCAGCAAGTCGGCGTTCCGTGCAGTCGGTCGGCAGCTGGGGCTGATCGAGGTCGGCAACGAGAAGTTCAAGCCGAAGGTCAGGGTGTCTGCCCGACCTGAAACAAAACGCGCACGCCGTGCGACGCTCAAGACCGCGCTAGAGCGATACAAATCAGGCGAGAGAGTACGGAGGGCACCATGAGCGACACATCCCAACCAGTAGCACCACCACCATCGGCACCACCACCGCAAGCACCGCCGGCCCCGCCACCGCAAGTGGACGTGCCGGTCAACGAGAAGCCGGTCAACCAGCAGACCCCGATTGGCGAGCAAGCCCCGCGCAAGCCGGAGGGCCAGGACAGCAACAAGTCCTCGCACATCAGCCGCCGCGAGGCGCTGCAACAGGCGTTCGCGCGCGCCAAGGAGGCCCAGGACGAGGCCGCCAAGGCCCCTCCCAAGAAGGCCGACGCCCCCAGCAAAGTGGCTGAAAAGACTGAGAAAACCAGCCAGCCCTCGGAGAAGCAGCAGCGCTACCGCGAGGGCGGCAAGTTCGCCAAGGATCCGGCCAAGGCGGCCGAGCCGCCTGCCGTGCAACCCGTGCAGGGTGAGCAGCCGCAGCCGGGCCAGGAGAAGCAGCCAACACCGGTCAAACCGCTCGACGAGCGCGCGCCGTACCGCGAGGCTCCGGGCCGGTTCAGGGATCAGGCCAAGGCGGAGTGGCACGCAACGCCGGAGAGCGTGCGCGCTGGCGTTTACCAGATGGCGAAGGAGTTTCAGGGCGCTTACGAAAAATACAAAGGCTCACACGATACGATGCAGGAGCTGCAGCCGTACCAGGAGCTGGTGACCAAGCAGGGCACCTCGCTGCGCAAGGCGTTCGACAACTATTATTCGATGGAACAGAAACTCCACCAGGATGTCGTTGGCGGCGTCGACGTCATCATCCAGAACATGTCGCGCGCCTACGGCTGGAAGGGGCCGCACGGCGGGCCGCTCAACGTGCAGGACTTTGCGGCGCACGTTCTCAGCCAGACGCCGGAGCAGCGGCAGATCTCGCAGCAGCAGAACCACCAGACCTCCGCTGAAATGCGTATCGGCCAATTACACCAAACGGTCGATCAGCTATCCCAAGGTATAAGCCAGCTGATGTATCAGCAGAAGTTCACGGCGACGCGGTCCCAGGTCGATCAGTTCGCCGAGGCACACCCGCGGTTCGACGAGCTGGCGGATTTGATCAAGGCCGAACTTGATCTCGGCTTCCCGTTGGAGCAAGCTTACCAGCGCGCGGACCGGCTACGGCCCTCCAGCACCCAAGCGGCTCAGACCCGCACCCAACCGGCTCAGACCCGAAAGACCTCGATCAGCGGCGCTCCAGACGGCGGAAACGGGAAAGCTTCCGCCACCCCACGTCCCTCAGACGGACAGCGGCGCAGCGGGGAAACGAAACACCCAACTCGACGCGAGGCGCTCGCGAAGGCGATGCGCCGTGTCGGCAATGGCGTGTAGGGCGGGGCCGGCACGACACTCGTCCTGCGACGCTGGTGACAGCAAACGAGGATGAGCCATGCCTATTCTTCCAGTCGGAACCGAAAGCAATCTTCCCTACCAGCAGATCCTGTCGATGGCGATTGAGGATCGTTCCTCGTCGTACCAGGACTTGGTCAGCGACAACAACGCGCTGCTCGCAGTGATGCGAGACAAGGGCCTGTGGCAGACCTATTCAGGCCCGCGCATTCGCCAGACGCTGCAGATCGCGAAGCAGACCGCGCAGTGGTACAACGGCTACGATGTGCTGCTGAACCCAGCCATCGATCTGTTCGCCGACGCTTGGTTTGAACCCAAGATGGTCGTCGTCCCCGTCATCCTCAGCAAGCAAGAGATCCTGAACAACCAGGGCGAAGCGCAGCTGATGGACGTTCTCGACAGCTACATGGAAGCGGCCGAGCGGTCGCTTGAGGACACCATGGACGGCGCGCTGCATGCAGCCGGCGGCGGCAAGCAGCTCACCGGGTTGGCGACCGCGATCCCGACCGCCAACACGACCGGCGTCTACGGTGGCATCGACCGTGCGCAGAACGCATGGTGGCAGACCAGCTACTTCAACGTGCAGACCTACATGGCCGGCGTCACGCAAGTGACGTCCGTCACGATCCGGCCGCTGCTGAACCGGATCATGACGACCAACTCGCGCGGCAAGGACTACGCCGATCTGTTGCTGATGTCGCCGATGCACTACGAGGCGTACGACGCGGCGACCATCGCGATCCAACGCCAGACCAGCGGCTCGTTAGGCAAGCTGGGCTTCTCGACGCTGGAGTACATCGGCGGCGGCAAGCGCTCCACCATCGTGCTGGAGGGCGGCATGGGTTCGGATATGCCCATCGACGTCACCTACGGCCTGCACACCGACAGCCTGCGGCTGCGCTATCACCCGAGCCGCAACTTCGACAGCATCTTCAAGGGCGAAGGCCAGATGCCCATTGATAAGGATGCCGTCGCGCAGTTCATCGGGTGGATGGGGGAACTCTGCATGACGAACCCCAAGTTCAACTGGAAAATGCACGACCCGACGCCGGGTTCGTAAGCGCTTGCGATCCGGTTTGTTGACGCGGGCTGGATCGAGAGAGAGGCGGGTGCCGGGCGCTCGTGCCTTCCGGCGTTTTGGCACCCGCCTTTTCGTTCAACAGGAAGGGCAATCAACATGGTTCCGAATGACAAGGGCGTCGTCGCGATCTTCCGCAATGACGTTGTGAAAAACCCGAAGAAAACCGCCGAGGCGGGTCGGCCGATCTTCGACGACATCGAGCTGGTCGAGATCCGCCATCCCGGATCCAAGGACTACGGCGTCTACCCGGCGATGGAGCATTCGCACTGGGGCGAGGATCCGATGTCCGGGGATTTGCGCAAGATCACCTACGCCGAGCGGTTCTCCAAGCAGTACCAGCAATTCAAGACCCACCAGCACCAGACCAAGTCCGGCACGCCGCTCGACTATCTGCCGTTCCTGACCGAGGCGAAGCGCGCCGAGCTGCGCGCGCTCAACATCTACACCGCGGAGGCGCTGCTGCTGATCGACGGGGCCGAGCTGAAGAACCTCGGACCCGGCGGCCGCGAGCTGAAGAACAAGACCGCCGAGTTCATGGAGAACAGCAACGAGGCCGCCAAGATCACCAAGCTGGAGGCCGAACTTGAGCTGATGCGCGCCAAAAATCAGGTGCTGGAGGACGATCTCAAGGCCGGCGTGGTGCCGCCCAAGGAGCCGCCGTCCGAGTATGACGGCATGACCGACACCGAGCTGCGCGAGCATATCAAGGCGCTGACGGGCGTTGCGCCGAAGGGCCACCCGAACCGCAAGACGCTGATCCGCATGGCGCAGGAGCAGAAGGAAAACGTCGCGGCATGAGCCTCCTGACGGTCGCAAAAGATGTCGCCCTGGCTGTCGGCGTTAACCCGCTGGCGTCGATGTTTGGGTCGTCGATCCAGCCGCGCACGCAGGCGGAGTTCCTGTCGCTCGCCAACGAGATGGCGCAGCGGATCGCCTACGATGTGCGCGAGTGGACCGAGCTGAAGTCGATCAACGTGTTCAACGGCGACGGCATCAAGGATCGCTTCCCGCTGCCGGCGAACTACAAGCGCATGCTGCTGACCGCCCAGGTCTACCCGTCCTGGGCACCGCGCTCGCCGCTGCGGTTCATTCCCGACACCGACGAGTGGATCATGCGGCGCTTGAACAACGAGCTGTACAGCTGGGGCGAGTGGACGATTGTCGGCGGCGACATGCTGATCTATCCGATCATCCCGGTCGGCCGCGCCGTCACGTTTGCCTACCTCGACAAGAATTGCGTCAAGCTGACCGGCGGCGGCTACGGCAATGCGTTCCTCAACGACGCCGACGAGTTTCGCCTCGACGAACGCATTTTGAAATTGGGGATGATCTGGCAGTGGAAAGCCAACAAGGGATCGCCCTACGCGGAGGACATGGGCACCTACTCCGATGCGCTGGTGATGGTCGCCGGGGCGAACAGCCCCGCACCGATCATCATGGAAGATGGCGGATGGAGATCGACGGATGCCCGTCTCCAGCAGTAGCCAGAACTTCACGGTCCCGCAGTTCAACGTCGCCCTGGAGGGGCCGCCGGGGCCTGAAGGGCCGCCTGGGCAGCCGGGTGCGCAGGGTCCGCAAGGCTCGATAGGGCCACCCGGCCCACAAGGGCCGGAGGGCGACCCCAGCACGGTGCCGGGGCCGCCTGGGGCAACCGGCGACACCGGCCCGCCAGGACCGCAAGGCATCCCCGGCCCGACCGGGCCGACCGGCCCGGTGCCGGAAGCGCCGATCAACGGCACCGCCTACGCCCGCAAGGACGCCGGCTGGGTGCCGGAGGTGGCTGGCGGCAGCACGGCAGGCAGCATCACGTTCACGCCGGCCGGCAACATCTCCGCCATCAACGTGCAGGCCGCCATCGTCGAGCTGGACAACGAGAAGGTCGCCAAGATGACCGGCGATCTGTTTATCAACAAAGCGTTGCCAACGCTGGCTTTGCAAAAACCCAGCGGATCGTCATCGCAGATCGCGGGGGTTCGAACTGGCGGTGGCGGCGGCTACCGCTGGATCATGCACCTGGGCGATGACGTTGCAGAGAGCGGCGGCGACGCCGGCTCAAATTTCAGATTGGCCGCCTATGGCGACGCCAACACTTTTAGCTTTGATGTCATCAACGTCAATCGCGCCACCGGTTTGGCGGTGATCAAGGGCAACCCGACCGCGGCTCTCGGCATCGCCACCAAGCAATACGTCGATACGGCGGACACCGCCATCAACACGGCAAAAGCCGACAAGACCTACGTCGATACACAAGACGCCTTAAAGGTCGCCAAGGCCGGCGACACCATGTCCGGTGTGCTGGTGCTGGGTGTTGCGTCTGGCTACGTCGAAGCCGCGCTGACGTACGCCGCAACGGTGGCGTGGAATGTGCTGACGGCTCCGGTCGCGACACTGGTGCTGACCGCCAATGCGACGATGGGTGCGCCGACCAAT